GAAAAGATATAGAACAAACAGTTAAAGAACATTCAAAAAAAATTAACAAAATGAATCTAACAATGGCAAAGTATGTTGGTTATGCTTCTGGAATTGTAGCAATAGTAGTTTTTATAATAAATAAATTTTTGTGAGTGATTATATGATAAAATCTAATAATAAATTGATAAGAGAAATACAACATAAAGCAATAGATAAAGATTCTGACGGTGTATTTACAAGTGCCAGAGGGAATGTGCCTTTAATTAAAAGATATATTCCTTATTTCATTTATAAACCTCCTTTTGGTTTTCCTCGTACAGATATAGATATTGTAAATGTTAGAAAGATTGCTCAAAGTCCAGTATTTTTCAGTGTGGAAAACACATTATTAAACGAACTATGTGCATTAGAATGGGACATAGTGCCTTGTGAAGGTATTGAAGAAGAAAAAGTAAAATCTAAAATTAAAAGTACAAAAGATTTTTTTAAAAATCCTAATGATAATGATGAGAGTTTTAGACAAATACTTAGAGCGATTGGAAGAGATATAATAGAACTTGATGCTGGTACGATTAATAAAGTTTATACTGCTGGTGGCAAGTTTTCACAAATATTTACAATTGATGGTGCTACAATTTTAAAAAATCCTGATGAACATGGATATATGGGTAATCGTGCAGATTATGTGTCTTTAAACTTAGACCAAAAATCAAACCAAGAAGATATTAAATGGTATTATGAAAATTATTATAATAAAGAAGCTGCTTATTTCCAGTATAACTGGACTGGTGGTATTTGGCCTATACCATTTGGCAGAAAAGAAATAATTTATTTTGATAACAATTCACGAAGCGATAGTATTTATGGTAGAAGTCCAGCACAAATAGTTTATGATATTTTACTAATTTTACTTTATGCTCAAAATGTTAATTTAGATGCATATATCAAAAACAATTTACCTACTGGTATTGTTCAAATCATAAATGGAAATAAAGAACAAATAAATTCAACAAGAGATTACTTTAATCATTTAATTAATGAAAAAGATAATTTTGGTAATAATAGACATCTTTCTTTTAATTTTCCAATTACAAATACAGAAGTTAAATACACTCCTTTTACTTTTAGTGCTAAAGATATGCAAATGATAGAACAACAGAAATGGTTTCAACAATTAGTATGGGCTGTTTTGGGTGTAACTCCTGATGAAATGGGACAAACAGACAATTCAAATAGAAGCACTGCTAATGAACAAAGCAGAATATTCAAAAGAAAAGCACTTAAACCATTATTGAATATGATAGAATACAAACTTAATACTAGATTGGTTTGGGAAGACTTAGACCCTGAAATGGAAGTAGAGTTTAAGTTTAATAATTATGATATTGAAGAAGACTACCGTAAACACGAGCTAATAGAAAAGAAACTTGTATATAAAACTATAAACGAGATTAGAACTGAAGAGGGTTTAAAAGAGCTTGATGGTGAAAAATATGACGGGATTGGTGCAACTAATGATGGGTTTGGCTATAGCGATAATTCTTTTAGTTCCTACAATAAAGATGATACAGATTTTGAAAATAAGGACCAGAATACAGATTATGATGAAAATAATAATGAAGAAAATGAAAACCTATCTAATGATGTTGATAAAAAAGCTTTAGATTTAAAGCACAAATATATTAGGCGAGAAGGTAGTCCAGGTAATTATGAATATTGGTATAAAGATAGTCAAGGTAAATTAACTTCTAATAAAAAAGTAGTAAATGGCAAAAAAATAGGTTCTATATTATACAAATTAAACAAACTAGCTAAAAACAAAGATTTATCTAGTAAAACCGATTCTGAATTGATTTATGAATTAAAAACTAATTTATTAAAGAAATATGGACAAGACACAGGTAAAATACATAAATTCTTTAAAAATGGTTATTCTAAGTTATATAAAATAGGTGGTGATTTGTTCCATAGTTACCCTTTAGATAAACAAACTCTTTTAGAAAATTATAGGTTTGAAGAAACTTCTAAACTAACTGATGAGTTATTTGCTAAAGCAAACATTTCTAAATCAGATCTTGTAAAAATTAATGATTCACTTAATAACATCACATCAAAAATTGTTGATGATTTAAAACAAGATGGTTTTCTTAATAAATATGATGAATATTCTAACTTAATTTATAAGGATAAAATTTTACAAATATTTAATGATAGTGCTAAAGATGAGGTTTATATAGATGTTAGTAAAATTGATAAAAAGTTATTTGATGATTTTAAGTATTATAATGATAAATTAAAAAGTATAAATACTATTAAAGGAAAGGTATTTGAAGAAGTTTCAAAAAGAGCAGATATTTTTAAAGAAAAAATAGATAATGCTGAAGAGTTAAAAGTACCTCAAAAAAGTAGTAGAGAACCTATAACAAGTGAAGATTTAAATTTTTTAAAAGATATTATAAAGAACATGGGTCTTAATAGTATATTTAAAGATTTAGTTAATAAATATGAGTCTAAAATAAACAAAGGTGGGGTTTTAAAAGCTACAGACTATGACGAAACTAAACCTAAAAAAGATGAAAATAATACTAAAATTCAAAGCTTAGTTAAAGCTCAAGAGTTAGATAAATCATCACCACAAAACCATAAGAGTGTAGAATTAGAAAGCCAACTAACAGAATTCTACAACCAGTTAGAAAAAAACTTATTAAATAACATAAAAGGATAGATATATGGTTTCAAAAGAAGCAATTGATAGATTAAAAATAATTATATCAGGTTTAAATTTACCTTCTTCTATTAATGAGATTATTAATAACTCTATATATATGTATTATGATAAAGGTGTTACTAATATTGAAACAATTATTAATCAAAATATTATAGATACTAATCCTGAATATGTTTCTTTTCTAAAAAATTATTCTTTTGATTTAATTAAAAATATGAACGAAGAGTTTAAAGCCAAACTTCAAACAACTCTTGAAAGAAATTTAATAGAAGGTAAATCTTATACTAATATAGTAGATGATATTAAAAATATATTTGATAGTACGATTAATCGTGCTAAAACAATTGCAAGAACTGAATCTTATAGAGCATATAATGTTGGACAATTAGAAGCCGCAAAACTAAGTCCTATAAAACTTAAAAAGTATTATTATGCAGTAATTGATAATCGTACATCTCCAATTTGTAGACGACTTTCTAAAAAGTATGATAGAGAACACGCAATTAATATTAATCAGAAATTTTATGATTCAGTTACTGGTGAGAGCTGGTTGACTCCTCCAGTCCATCCTAATTGTAGATCAAGAGTGATTTACATAAAACAAAATCAACCAATATAAACAATAAAAATCAATTATATATATAGAGGTGGGTAAATTATGCCTAATACAAACGAACAAAAAGAATACAATTATTACATAGAATTTGAACCATTAGAAGTTATTACTAAAGGTGGTAATCAGCATAGTTATTATGTTGAAGGTTATTTTTCAACTATTGATGAGGATTTAGCACTTGAAACACTTACAGAATTAGCACAACAAGATATACTTAGACAAATTAAAGGCAGAGCAATTACTTTAGATACAGAGCATGAGATTTTTTATTCAAAAGATGGCAAACCCCTTTCAAAACCTACCTCTAATATACCTATTGGTAAAGTTATAGATGCAGAGATAAGAACCAAAGGTGTATGGGGTAGAGTAGAGATTAATCAATCAGCACCAACTTTTGATAATATTTGGAATTCTATAAAAAAAGGTTTCTTGCATTCTTTTAGTGTAGCTTTTTATCCACTTGAAGCAATCAAGAAAAAAGTAGATGGTGTTCTAAAAAGTTTTGTGAATAAATTAAACTTAATAAACATCACACTTACAGGCTGTCCAGTTAATCCTGAAGCTAAATTCAGTGCAGTTATGAAATCTGCAATTGACGGTTATAAAGATAGCTTTTATACTTATCAAAATATTGATAATACAAATAATGAGGTGAACTCAATGAGCGAAGAACAAAAAAAACAAGTTCCAGTTGAGGATGAAATAGTTGATGAAGATATTGACACAGAATTAGAACCTGAAGTTAAATCTAAAGATGAAGTTAAAACAGAAACTGTTAAAGATGAAATAGATTTAAAATCAGAAATTGCTTCAATTTTAAAATCCAATATTGAACTTAAAAACTCAAACGATTCTTTAGTTGCAGAATTAAAAGCAGTTAAAGAAGAAGTTGAAAAACTAAAATCAAAACCAGTAATAAAAGGACTAAAGGAAACAATGAATATAGACAAAGTGGTTCAAGAGCAAACATACAATGCTTTTGATATTATACAATAGAGGTGGCAAATATGGTAGATATACATAATTCATATTATAATTCATTTGGACAATTAGCAGACGGTACAGTTTACTATGATCCAGATAATAACATTAATTTAAGTGCAGCTTTAAAATCTCACTTATTTAAAGAGCATCCAGTTTATAATGCTCAACTTAAAGCAATGAGTTCTACAAGTGGAGGTGTTGGTACTGAAGGTTATGCAATGTCACCTGTTCATGTAGATTCTGTTTTAATTGATAGAACAAGAAAATACACACCAGTTAGTAATGTATTTAGAAGAGTTACTAATATGGGTAGAACAGCAGACTTTAATGTTATCACTGCTAAAGGTGGAGCTTTCTTTGCAACAGAAGATGCTGCAATAAGTGAAACAAATACTACTTATGATAGAGTTAGTGTTGCAATAAAATATTTATATGCTGTTGGTAGAGTTACAGGTCAAGCAATGGCTGCAATACCAGGTTATAATTTAGTAGGTGCTACAATTAGTGGTACTGGTATAGGTTCTGATGCTAACATTTCTTCACAAATGGCTCCTAATCCAATGCAATTAGAAGTATTTGTAAAAATGAGAGAACTTAAAGAAATGGAAGAAGCAGTTTTAATTAATGGAAATGCTACAAATTCTGCTTATGCCGTAAATGAAGACGGTACTGAATTTAATGGTATTGTTCAAACACAATCAACAACTAATGAAATAGATGGTACAGATCTTGCATTAACTGAAGATTTAGTCAATCAAGCAATACAATATGCTTATGATGATAGTGGTAGACCTAATGTTGCTATATGTGATAGTGCTACATATAGAGATATACAAGGTATTTTAAGCGAAAAGAAAATATTACAAGCAAATCAAGAAGTTACAGAATATGGTACAACTGCTATAACTTGGTTAGGAATGACAGGTCCTATTAAAATATATCCAAGTCAATATTTAACAAACACTACAGCTAATAAAAGTATTTACTTTTTAGATACGAGTGTTTGGGAAATAAGAGTATTACAAGATGTAACTTATGAAGAATTAGCAAAAACAAATGATAGTAAAAAATTCATGTTAAAAGAATATATTACTTTAATTTGTAGAGCTCCAACATTCAATTCAAAGATTAAAGATTTGAATTAAATAGAACTGTATGTTAAAAGGATAATTCCTTTTTTCATACTAAGCAAAGTATAGAAATATATGGAGATGATTAAATGACAAATGTTAATACAACTTTAATAAAAGTTAGTAATATAGGTTCAAATAAATACGGTGACAAAGTAGGTAGATTCAAAGGTGTTACAAAAGCAGCTCAAAATGATACTATTACAATTGTAGGAATTAATGAAATTGTACAAATAGACTCTTTAAAGCTGGTGTCTACTGGTGCTTGGGAAACTCATACAGTTAGTGGTAAAATTATAACCTGTACAAGTGCGACAGGTAGTGCAACAGTAGATGGAGTAGTAATATATAGATAAATAAGGTGATTAGAAATGGCAGCAGCAGAAAAAACAGCAACTATTGAAGGTGGTCCAATATCCAATAATTCTGCAAAAGCAGGAACTGGATATGTTGAAGCAGTATACACTGTAACAATTGCGACAACTTTAGACTGGGTGATTTTATCAGACTTTAGTGAAGTATTATATGTTCATGCTTTTACCCAAGCAGATGGGGAAGATGCAGAAGCATATATAGATAGTACAACTACAAACAAAGTTTTCATTGCAGGTACAGGTGCAACTACATTATTAGTTAAAGGCACTCCTGCTACAAGTTAGGTGATTTAATTTGGTTTGTTCAAAATGTGGTGAGTGTTGTAAATATTTAACATTTACAATACCTCACAAACATCGTACCGATGATGAGATTAATTATTTTAATCTAAGAGGTGTTCGTTTTGAACGGATTAATCGCAACGTGGACAGAATGATCGTACCTTGTCGTTGTGAATGGCTTGGAGAAGACAATTTGTGTATGCATTTTGAGGATAGACCTGATGTTTGTAGGAAAGAAAAACGAAAATTAAAAATATGGCGACCTCCTGGTTGCACAGATGAATAGAGTGATATTATGAAAGTAATAGGATATGATGAAAGAGGTTGTCCGATTTGGAAACCTGACAATTATATAGAATCCAAAGAACAACCAAAAGAAGTTAAAGCTTCAAAAGTAATATCTTCAGAAGATATACCAAAGGTTAAAGCAAAACCAAAAACTAAAAAATAATGATTAAATATGTACGTGTCTGTGAATGATGTTAGAAACACAATTGGTATTGATGATACAGATATTATCAGTGACGACCAAATAGAGTCTGCTATTGAATGGGCAGAAGATGAAGTAGACAGATACACAAATACTACTTATTATCCAATTGAAGATAGTGGAGTTGCAACAGCTGGTGATAATACAACCATTACAGATAGTACTAAAAATTGGGTTACTAATGATTATGTAAACTTTTCAGTTTA